AAATAGTGCAATTGACATATGCAGTCGAGCTCTCATCTTAGTTGGTGCAGAGCCTATTACTTCTTTTGATGATGACACTACTGAAGCATTAATTGCAGGTAATATGTATGAAGATATTGCAAGAACTAATCTTACATCTACTAGATGGAGATTCTCAACTAACCAAGCTGTATTAAATAGATTAACTGACGCTCCTACTGGAAGGTTTGATGCAGCGTATCAGTTGCCTGATTATTTATTTGTACACGCTGTAACTGTAAGGGATCTGCAAATAGAGTATAATATTTATGGTAGCAAAATATTCTGTGATGCAGCCCTATCTGATGAACTAATAGTAGACTTTACTTATAGAGCTAGTGAGGTTGATTGGCCTTCTTATTTTTCTGTATGTGTAGAATATGCAATGGCTGTTGTGTTTGCCACTGCTTTAATAAGAGATCCATCTTTAGCAGGTTTGATGGAAAATCAATATACAAGACTTTTAGCAAAGGCTAGATCTACAGATTCACAACAACAAACAACGAGAAAAGTTACAACATCGAGGTTTATTACGAATAGGCGCAGCTAATGCAAAAAGCACGAATACCGATTACAAATTTTCAGTATGGTGAAATTAGTCCGTCTTTGGTTTCAAGGACGGATTCTGCTATTTATAACTCGTCTGCTCAGAGTGTTAAAAACTTCTTTATAAGAACTGAAGGTGGTGTAGCTAAACGTGGTGGCTTTCAAGCCTTGCATGATTTTACTGGCGTTACAGAAAACACTGCTATACGTCAGCAAGTAAGGCTTATACCCTTTATATTCTCAGATGATGAGCAATATGTAATAGCGTTCTCCCATCAGAAGTGTGAGATATTTTTTATTAACCCGACCACTGGTGCATTGAGTTTAGCAACTACACTTACTCAAGATATTAATAGTGCGGCATTACAATGGGATCAGGAATACTTACATGAAATGACATACGCCCAAGGTGGTGATGTATTATTTGTTTGTCATAATACTTTTATGTGTCAGCAAATAGTAAGAACTGGACTTAATAGTTTCCAAGTAGAGCAGTTTACTTTTCAGCTTCAAGCAGGTGATGCAAAGACTTATCAACCATATTATCCTTTTCATGCAACTGGTGTTACGCTAGATCCTTCCGCTACTACTGGAACTGGTATTACTATTACAGCAAGCGCAGCATACTTTGATACAACAGGAAGTCAGTCTGGTGGTAATTATGCTGATTCTAAGCATGTTGGTCTTACTTTGCTTTACCATGATGCTGAGATACTAATTACTTCTGTTCAGTCTGCTACTCAAGCAACAGGAAATGTTGTTGATGAATTATTTGTAGAGCTAATACCAAATGCTTTGAGAACTATTGATGGCTCTACTACAATAGAGATTACTCATGTAAATCATGGTATGAGTGCAAGCGATAGCATTACTATAAGAAATGCATCTGCTGTCGGTGGTGTAAATGCTTCACAGATAAATGGTTCAAGATCAATACAAAAAGTAATTGACGAAAACAGATACACTATTACGGCAGGGTCGGCTGCTAATACTACTGAAGATGGCGGTGGTAATATACAAGTAGTAACTCATGCACCTACACAGCAATGGATGGAGCAATCATATTCTTCATTGCGTGGTTATCCTGCTGCTGTTGGCTTCCATGAGAATAGGTTGTGGTTTGGTGGTACGCTTGCACAACCTGACACTGTATGGGCTAGTAAGTCTGGATTGTATTATAACTTTGATATTGGTGAAGCTGCTGATGATGATTCTCTAGAACTTGTTATGAGTATTGGCGAGGTGGCTACTATACGTCACTTTGTTTCTAACAGAGACATACATATCTTCACGGCAGGTTCTGAGTTTTTTATTCCTACATTTGAGAATCAACCTATTACGCCTACAAATGCTAGGGTAAAAAGACAGACTGCTTTCGGTTCTACGTTTGTAAGACCGCAACCTTTCTATGGTGCTACTATCTTCAGTCAGATTGGCGGCAAGATGATACGTCAGTTTGTATTCGATGATAGTGAGCAAGCTTATAAGGCTGATCCTATTTCATTGCTTTCTTCTCATTTAATAAGCGATCCTGTTCAGATGTGTGTTATTAGTGGTGCTGTAAACACTGCTGAATCATTTGTATTTGCTCAGAACTTCACAGGAGAAATTGCTGTCTACAATCTAAATCGTATTGAGGGAGTTGCAGGATGGACAAGGTTTGAAACTAATGGATCATTTCATTCTGTTACTGCTATTGGTAATCGTGTCTTTGCTGTTATTAAAACAAATCTAGGATCAGGAACGAAAAGTTTTGTGTTTACTGAATTAAACCAGAATGTAAGTTTAGATCTTGGAAATACATATACTGGTACGGCAGGAGTTTTTACTGTATCAAACTTTTTTGAGAATGGTGCAGAGGTCGATGTAATAAGCGCGACAGACTACTTAGGTAAGTTTACTGTGTCTGGTGGTCAGATTGATGTTTCGTCTGTAGACGCTTCTCTCACAAGCTGTCAGGTAGGTTTTGGTTTTGACGTAGAGTTGAAGACTAACCCTATAGATGTTAATACTGCTATTGGTCCAGAAACAGGGCAGCCTAGAAGTTTATCTAGAGTAATTTTAGATTTATCTGAGACTCTTTCTGTTTCAGTAAACAGCAAGAAGTTAATAATAAGAAAAGTAAACAGTGACTTTAACCAACCAAGGCAAGCGGTCACAGGGAAAAGGGAGTTCTATTTATTGGGATATAATAAAGATCCTCAGATTACAGTAACTCAAACTGCACCTATGTTTATTCAAGTTAATGGTTTAGTCGCGGAGGTATCTTTCTGATGAGTATTTTAAGTGTTTTAACTGCAAATCCTTTAGGCACTATCAGTACGTTATTTGGTCTTGCAGGTACAAAAAAAACCTATGACTACCAAAAAGCAGAAGCTGAGAGAAGAGCAGAGCTTGGTGTGTTTGACGCTAGGCAAAAAGTTAATGAATTATTCTTAGCAAAGGCTCAAGCAATAAGCGAAGGCAACCGCAGACTAGAAGATATGCAAGTTGCTGAATCTCAGAACATTGCTCAGTTTAGTGCGCTAGGAAGAAACGATAGATCAGTAGATGCCTTTCTTAAAAAGAACAGACAAGTTGTTGCTGAAGATTTAGAAGATCTAGAGCGTATGTCTAATTTGCAATCTGCTAAGTATGCAACCGCTGCTGCTGTAGATTACAAGTATGGACAGGGTGCTGCATCAGGAATAAGGGCAGAAGCTAATATAAACTTATTAAGCAATCTATCTAGTTTGTTAAAAAATATAGATATAACGAAAGAATAAGTTATGGGTGTGATTAAAGAAAGAAGGCAGGTAGGTAGTATAGGGCCAATAGGTGTTGTTAGCTCTAGAGGTGGAGATGCTGACAGATATAGAAGATTAGCTAATGCTACTGATAAACTAACTCAACTTGCTATTGGCGAGATGGGAAGGCAATCTCAAATAAGCGCAACGCAAAAAGCCCAAGAGCTTGATATAGAAAAGATTACTACAATTAATCCTAAAACTGGTAAGCCAGAAGCTTTGGATTGGATTGGAGATAATAGATTTATTGGAAGAACTGGTGCAGAGGCTTATGAAAAAGCTGTTGCTGAAAGATTTCAGTTTTCTATAGAAACGGAAATAAAAACCAAAGCTGCTGAAGTTGCGATTAAGTATGAAAATGATCCTAATGCTTTCCAAGCATATGAAAGAGAAATGAATACATATCTTGATGGTATGCTTAGATCTTCAGAACAAGATGGTAGAGCCACTTCATATACAAATTACATTGCTGATACTGGTGTTCAATATGTTACAGCAACCAAGCTTAACATGATGCAAGAACAAAACAGAAGAGAAAGAGCTAAAACTGCAAACGAAGTTGTCCAAAAAAATGCAGGTAGACTAGACTTAATTAGGCAGTATTCAAAAGAAGGCAAAGACGTTTCTGAACTTATTAATTCAGTCAGAGGTAGCATTTCCGATCTAGAGGAAGGTGCGCTTATTGAAATAGGTA